CCAACACGACCTAAGCGCCTTCTTCAACATCCGATGACGTGGAAAGAAAGAACAGAAGAAACGCAACTCCTCGCGGAGTACCCCTTTAGACACATGTGCATCGAACCTCTTCTCGTCGAGCAAAATAGCAGCAGGGGAGGAGAAAGCGACCCATGCTTCATGTAAGTAGGTAGCCACTTCCCTCAAGTTCAGACCTGCCATGAACACACGCCCGCTACACCCACTATTTGGGAACAAAACTTCATGACGCAACGGCAACATGGCATCCCAAATAGGCAAGATGTACGGCAAAAAGAACATATTGCACACAGGTGTTCGTGGCTGGATCAAGCGCGGCGGTTTGCTGGCCGGGACGTCACGGCATTCTTGCTTGACGAAACCCCTCACTCGGAAGTCACTCTTGAACAGCCCACGGTACAATAGCTGAGCAAGGGCCACCGAGTACCGACGGTACATCGTGCCCTGACCTCGGTAGCGCAACAAGACTTCATCATACGTGAGGGGCTCTTCGGGTACGTCAAGGACACACGCAATACGCTCGTAACCCCGCCGAAGGAACCCAATATCGAGAGGACCAGCATACTTCGCCAACGCACATTTAACGAGAGCAAACCGTGCTGAGTTGTGATCAGGATTGTAACAAAAGGGCACAGCTAACGGGACCAGCTCTCGTAGCGCAGGAAAACACTGTAAAGGTTCAGGTGGACCAGTGTAAACTGCGACGGTCAGGCCCGGGCCACTTCGGCTCACCTCACCAAGTGCGACGCAGAATCGCACCTTTTGCCGATAGTAGCTCGCGTCGACCTAAGGAGAACTCACCACCCGCGTCAACAGGTTGTCGACTAAGTTCGAGAAACTAAAGTCGACCAGCCAGTCCGCAACACGATCCAACAGACCAGGGTTAGTGATCTCCTTCAGTATTCGTTCAGCAGCGACCTCGTTTGGTGTAACAGCACACGCCAGATAAACTGAGATGGTGCCAATTTGCTCCATAGCCAAGCCCAAGCCGCGCTCCTCCAAATAAGACTGTGCAATAGTTAACAACCCTTGAACCAATGACCGGGTACGAGCACGGCTAATAACACGCACCCTCAACGCAGACACCAACTCGTTTGAGTAGTAGTGCAGCACACCTCGCTCATCAAGAACACCACTGATCAACATGTGACCAACTGGTACTTGATCAATAAACTCAATTTCACGAGCGAAGTCCATGCGCAAAAAGGCCCGTTGGAAGTCGTCCCCATCCAACGGCCGAGCGGCTGCCGGATCGAATACAGGCGGGAGAGCCATAGGCGGGATCGCAGGATCATCCTCATGCTTGGCGTTATTCTTTCGACGCGCTAACATGGGTATGGCCCAGTGTCTACCAGCATCAGTCCATCCATCGGGTAAGGCCATAGCTGTAAAGTCGTGTATATGTGCGACCGGATGGTCCAAGGGTACGCCTATAACACCCATAGGATCGGGGTTACGGCCATCACCAGGGGCATCAGGGCGCATAGCACGGCCAACAGCAAGATCGTGAAACCGGGTCCGCCTACGCTGTCTCTGCTGGACTTTTCGCACTAGCCTAAAAATAGTGTGCACAGAAAGGCCAAGGAAAGAGATGAGCCCTAACCCAATGACTAGGCCCATCGTTATTTTGAGCGCTCGTCCAGAACTGCGCAGAAAACCGCCGAGTTTAGTCACAACGGCATGTGAGACGTTTGCTAAGGTCCGTCGCCAGGATGGTTGTTCAAACGGGACATCTAGCCCTACGCTGAGTGTTTGTGCAACCGGGTAGCTGATGCGCATGCCATTTTACGGCTATGGGTGGCATGTTGAAAAGGTGAACCGCAATGCGTACACCAGTCACTCGAATGGTGCCATAGCAAAGCGAGACCGACGCAGAACAAGGCACTGTTGCATCATACAGGCCAGGACTGGTGCGAGGGTCGGAAGGGATGGTGCATATACCTGTTAAAACCGCCAAAGGAGCGCGCATGTTGGCCCGGGGGTGGGGAAACCACCTTTAAGGACCATTTCGTCATGCGAACAACATGTTCAAGTGGGTCGGGCTTGAAAGCGGAATACCCCGACAATCACTACTGGACGGACGCAGAAATGTCGGTCAACGGCTAGCCCTCCACCTACTGGAACAAGTATTGGACTGGACAACTCTGGCAACAAATGTATACCACCATGCCCCAGGAAAACTAGAGAGCAG